TACCATAATTGAGTTCATCATGATTATATATATAATATAATATAATATATAGAATATTATATTAATAATAATAATAATAATAATAATAATAATAATAATAATAATAATAATAATAATAATAATAATAATTGTAAAATTTATATACTTATTGTATCAATATTAAATATTTTTGCATTCTTATTTATTTCTTTTTTACTACATATAAATTTATTAAAATACTTATTTTGTAATTCTTTACCTGGTTCATGTGTATGAACTTTTCTTGCTATCATTTTATATAACTTGAAATCTGGATATCTCTCTTCACCATCGGATTTATATAATATATTTTGACCTTTATCATCATTGCACCAATTCATTATAATTTTATGTATAGAAGAAATATTTCGTCTCTTTTTCTTACAATTGATATTTTCTTCATCATATATTTCATTTATGAAATCTAACATAGAACACCCCAGTCTACATAGATCAAAACTGTAATTTGGCTCTATTTTTGTTTTACTATCATCATAATATGGTTCACAATTGTATTGTGTGGCTGCGTCCCCGTCTTTATGAAAACTATCACTACAAATAATTTTATCATTAATTTTATATATTGCTCTTCCAAAATCTATTATTTTAAAAATTTTCCCATATGTTGGGATTTTATAATGTTTATCGTTATATTTATAATAAATATATTTTTTATCGGTATGAACATACATAATATTATTCGTATGTAAATCATTATGTGTTAGGGAAAATAATTTTTGATATGTTATTAGTATCATTAATATTTGAACTATTATACTACCTAGTTCATCATCCTTAATATCCCCATCCATTAATAGTGAATCAAACGTATTTTGACACTGCTCAAGCGCAATTACCTGTATAGGAAATCGTTTTATCTTTATCATTATTTCATCTATATCTTCTGAACTACTAGATTCAATATCAGAATCTATATCCGAGTTCATGTCGTGATCATCGTCATCATCGTCATTAGTGATATTATTGTCATTATCACTATCGGATTCACCCATATCTGTTACTGAAGAACGAGATGAACAAGTACTATTTGTTGATTTACTTTTCTTGCTTAAATGAGAATCATCATCCATCGCATCATTATCCATCGCATCATTATCGTTATCATCAATTAGCACATTATTCGCATCAGTTATTAAATTTATATTTGATAATAATTCGATATTATTATCCATTTTGTCATCTACAGATTCAATTATTTCATCAAATTCTATTTCCATTTCTATATCTTCTTCAGCAAAATTTAGTTTTTTTTTATTTTTTCTTGAATCACAGTTAATCATATCTTCATATTCTGGATTTATAAAATTAAATGATTCATTAAGATTTTTATAGAAAAAATCTTTTTCTTCTAAAAATTCAATATCATCACAGATATTGACATGATAATCGTGCTTTATACCTAAAAATGACCCATAATAATCTAATCCATGAGGAAAATTATATGTATTTAGTAATTTTGATGATAGAAAATAAAAAAAACCATCTACATATGAAGCATTATTTTTATCTACAAATTTTTCATTTACATTTTCATTATTATTTATTTTTGGCAAATTATATAAATTATTATCATTTATATCATATTTCCCAGCTAAATATTTAACAGTGTCTAATAATGGACTTAATTTAAAGAAAGATTCTATTTCTTTTAAATTTTTATTTTCATCTAAAACAATACATAAATATTTATTTTCACTAATTTTTTTTTTTATTTCCACCAATGAATATTTGTTATTTAAATTTATTGAATTATAGTTCTTATCATTTAATGAAAAAAAATTATCATATATTGGAATATAATTTTGGGGGTTTTCTAAATTTAGAAGTTCTTTATCAAGAAAATTATTGAACAACACTTTATTGTTGTTTTTTTTATAATTCAACTCCATTATCTAAATTATATATAATATATCTTTTAATTTAACTTAATTGTTAAATGTTTTATTTATAGTTCGTCTTTTTAGTAATTTTATAATATTACAATTCAATAAATGAGTTTAGAATTAAAAAAATTTGATATGAAAACGATTACATTTAGACCCGATCAAAACTCTGGACCTGTTATTGTTTTAATTGGCCGTCGAGATACAGGAAAAAGTTTTTTAGTTAAAGATTTATTATATTATCATCAAGATATTCCAATTGGAACTGTTATTTCTGGAACAGAAGCCGGTAATGGCTTTTATAGCGCGCATGTTCCAAAACTTTTTATTCATGATGAATATAATACAGCTATTATCGAAAATATATTAAAACGACAAAGAACTGTTTTGAAACAAGTTAAGAGAGAAATGGAATCATATAAAAGAAGTAATATCGATCCTAGGGCATTTGTTATTCTAGACGATTGTTTATTTGATGCTACTTGGACACGAGATAAAATGATGAGATTATTATTTATGAATGGTAGACATTGGAAAATTATGTTAGTTATAACGATGCAATACCCATTAGGTATTCCTCCAACATTAAGAACTAATATTGATTATACATTTATTTTACGTGAACCATATATTGCAAATCGTAAACGAATTTATGAAAATTATGCGGGAATGTTTCCTACATTTGAAGCATTCTGTCAAGTTATGGATCAATGTACTGAAAATTATGAATGTTTAGTTATTAACAATAATGTAAAATCTAATAAATTACAAGATCAAATTTTTTGGTATAAAGCAGAAAATCATAAAGACTTTAAATTAGGTTCAAAACAATTTTGGGAAATGTCTAAAGATATTGGCTCTGATGATGAAGATGCTCCATATGATCCTAGTGCAGCAGCAAATAATAAACGGAAAGGACCTAAAATACAAGTTAAAAAAAATAAATGGTAAATTAATTCGTTTATATTTATATATTAATAAATGTATATTGTATATATGGAAAAGAATTTATTAGAAGTATATGATTTTCAAAACAAAATAAGATTAGGAAATCATCACGATGGTGGATATGTAATTTGTAAACTTGAAGGAGATTATGATTGTTATATTAGTTGTGGAGTAGCAAATGAAGCCAGTTTTGATAGAGATTTTTTAAAATTATATAAAAATATTGGAAAAAATAATTCTTTTGCTTTTGATGGAACTATAAAAAATTATCCTTGGGAATATACAAAAGATATAACTTTTATAAAAAAAAATATTTCTAATTTTAATGATAATAATCATACAAATTTAGATAACTTGATTAATAAATATGACAAAATATTTTTAAGTATAGATATAGAAGGGGGGGAATATCCGTGGCTATTATCTTTATCACAAGATAAATTAAAAAAATTTAAACAAATTGGTATAGAATTTCACGGATTAAATGACAATACTTGGGGTTCATCATTAAGTGATAAAATTAAATGTCTAAAGAAACTTAATGAAACACATTATATTATGCACGCTCACGGAAATAATTGTTCAGATATAAATATTCAAAATAATATTCCTGATGTATTAGAACTTACTTATATTAATAAAAACTATTTATTAGATATTCCCGGTAAAAATAAAACATTCTTACCAATTAAAGGATTAGATTACCCAAATAATATGTATAAAGCAGATTATGTATTAGGCTATTATCCTTTTGTAAAACATAATTTTAATATAATCAAAATAGGAAGTAGTGAAACAAATACAAAAATTATAAAGTTAGATAAAATATACCCAACAGATACTAAGTTAAATTTTGTTTATAATTATAAAGATACATTTACTTATATATTTAATAATAACAAGTTAAGTATAACAAGAACAGACGAAATAATTGGTTGGGGTCAAGATTTAATTGGTTATTTATAATTTTGTAAAAGTATCTATAAATTAAAATAGATTTCTATTATTAAAATATAGTTGGCGTTTTACACTTTTGAACCTTTAAAACGCTGATTATTTGAGATAATAACCTGAAATATGTGTTGAAGCATAGCATTCTGAAGAGTAATGGCCTTTTCTGCCACAACGATAACAATTTGATGATTTTTTATTTGTTTGAAAATAATCAGCATTTTAAATGTTCAAAGGTGTAATAAATAATTGGTAAAAAATATTAATTATTTATTTATTTATTTTTATCGGTTTTTTTTAGTGTTTTGTTTTTTTTGCCGCTTTTTTTAATTTTTTCACTTAACGTGTTGATTCGTTTTTCCTCTCTTATTTTTTGGGCCGCTGCTCTTTTCTCATCTCTTATTTTTTGGGCCGCTGCTCTTTCTTCGGCTCTTTGCTGTTGTTCTTTTTTTTTTTGTTCTTCTAAT